ATTTATAACGGGCGAGGTTACACATTTCAAAGACTTGATCATGGAGAAAGCCTTACGGAACGCTGTGACAAAGACGAACAACGTGGGGATGTATATTGATAAACCAAAATCAAGTTACAAGATTGATGTTGTTGACTCTCTGGTTAACGCATTAAGTCAGGCAATGTTCTACTTTGACGATTATTCGGATTTCAACAGTGAATTCGAAAAGTTCAAGAGAATGTCTGATGAAGAAAGGCTGAAAACCGGCATACAAAAAGGTTTTATAGATAAGGAGTTCGCATGATATTCAAAACAATTTTAAAAGCATTTTGGCGTTATTTTGACGTGATTTGCTTTGTTTTTGCCCTTGTTTGCATCAACTTTGGGGCGTTTTTAATCTTTAATAAAATAGTTTGGATTACATCGGGCCTATCTCTTGCTTTGATTGGTTGGTTTTCAGAAGTTGCCATTGATAGCAAAGAAGGAGGTGACAAATAATGCCATTGTTTCATTCTAATTTTCATATTAGAGATTCGACCACTGGTGAAATATCTGGAACACCGATTGACGACTGGACAAGCATAATCAATTTCTTGAATCCAAAGAATGATCATTATATCAGTGCTTTTCGTGCTTTGAAAAACCCAGATATTCATTCTGCTGTAATGCAATTGTCAGGTGACCTTGCAACAGCAACATTAACCGCAAACGGTCCAAGAGCACAAGGCATTTTGGATAATCCTTCTGCAACTGCAAACGCTCGAACGTTTTGGGTTACAATGTTTGCTCAAATGATTTTAGGCGGTGAATCTTTTGCCTATCGTTGGCGCAATGCAAATGGTATTGATGCTCGTTGGGAATATTTGAGACCATCACAAGTTCAGGTTTATGAATTGTCAGACGGTTCGGGATTGACTTATAATCTTTCCTTTGATGAACCAGACATTGACATGATGGAAAATGTGCCACAATCCGATATGATTCATTTGAGATATTTTTCAATGAATGCCATGACTGGATTTAGTCCGTTATACTCTTTGGTTAAAACGTTGGATATTAAAAAGCAGTCCGATGTTCTTACATTAAAAGCATTGGCTCAATCAGTAACCGCAAACAGCGTTCTACAAGAGCCTGCACAGGTTGATGATAATTACGCGATGGCAAGATCAAAGACACTCATGAAGCAACTACAAACGTCTGGCGGTATTCCTGTTGTTCTCGCACCCGGCGAAACATTTACACCTCTGGAAATTAAATCGAATATTTCTAGCTTGTTAAGTCAGGTTGATTGGACTTCAACGCAGATTGCTAAAGCCTTTCAAATTCCGGATTCATATTTAAATGGTCAAGGAGATCAACAATCTTCGCTTGATCAAATTGAAGGTTTATATGCCAATACGTTAAACCGTGATATGAATATGGTTTTGAGCGAACTAAATAATAAATTAAATGCAAATATCACAGCGGATATAAGAAAAGCAATAGACCCGCTTGGAAACGATTATGCAACCGCATTACTAGCCAGCAAGAATTTAACGGCTGCGCAAGTTGCTATTGCTCTTAAAGAATCTGGTTACCTTTCACAAAATGTTCCGAACGGTGTGGCAGCAGATCCGCCACAGGAAGGAGAAAATGTTGACAGTACAAATTGATGTTAAAAACGACATTATTGGTGCCGATTCAGAACCAATGTATCAATTCTTCGGTATGAATTATGTTGCTCCAGAGCAAATTCAAAACGCTCTGGCAAGTGCTAAAGCCAACGAAGATATTGAAATTGATATTGATTCCAATGGCGGTGAAGTAAGTGCTGCAAGTCAAATTTATTCAATGCTTAAAGCTTATCCAGGACAAGTTAATGTCTTTATTCAAGGCATTGCCGCTTCTGCTGCTTCTATCATTGCGATGGCTGGTGACAAGATTTCTATTTCACCAACGGCACAGATTATGATTCACAAATGCTTGGCTGCGACTGATAGTGCTAATGCTGATGAGCTTCGTCAAATGGCTGCTCAAAATGACAGCGTTGATATTGGAATTGCTAACGCATACATGCTGAAAACGGGGATGAGCCAAAGTGACTTGTTCCAATTAATGAGCAATCAAACCTTTATGGATGCCAAAACAGCAATTGACAAAGGCTTTGCAGACGAAATGGCATTTACAAGCAAAACTCAAACCGCAAGTGATAAAGCTCCGGTGTTTGCTAATTCCATTGCAAAGTTGCCTTCAAGAGAAACGATTGATAAATTCAATCTTCTCATGGGCAAAGCAAAAGCCTTTGACAAAATCAGTGAAGCACAAATACCTTCTGAAGAAGATTCAGAGGAAGTTGCACCAAAAGAAAATAAAAAAACTAATAGTCAGTCATCGTTAAGACAACGCAAGCTGGCTATTTTATTAGGAGATAAAAAATGAACGTAAACGAAATTAATGATGCATGGGTTGCTTCTGGACAAAAAGTTTCAGACCTCAATGCAAAAATTAACACTGCCGTCCTCGATGACGAGAACTATGATGAAGCAGCTGTTAAAGATTTGAAAGGCCAACGTGATAAAGAAGTATCACGCCGCAACGACTTGAAAGATGCTTTGGAACAAGCTCGCAAAGATGCCAAAGTTATCAAGCCAAAGCAAGAAGTCAAAGATGTTGTTTCTGATGTTAAACCAAAGAAAGACATCGTAGAAATCAAAAAAGATTTCGTTAATAACTTTCGTGGGTTAATTAGAAATGATCCACGTGTTTTGAATATGCTGACTTCATCGACTGATGACCCAGCAACTGTTGCCGGTGCTCTTGGTTCTGGTTTGGTTATCCCTCAGGATATTGAAACTGCTATCAACACATTAGTTCGTCAGTATGCTTCTCTTCAACAATATGTAAAAGTTGAATCAGTTGGTACGCAAACCGGTTCTCGTGTATATGAAAAGTGGACTGATGTTACTCCATTGGCCGACTTGGATGATGAGACCGCAACGATTGGTGACAACGATGATCCTCGTTTGACTAAAGTTTCTTACGCTATCCATCGTTATGCTGGGATCAACACGGTTACTAATTCTCTGTTGAAAGACACTGATGAAAATATTCTTGCTTGGCTTGAAAGCTGGATTGCACGTAAAGTTGTTGTTACTCGTAACCAAAAGATTTTGAGTGCCGTTTCTGCTTTGCCTGGCAAGCCATCTATTGCCAAGTTCGATGATGTTATCAACCTTGCTGATACTTCTGTCGACCCTGCAATCATCAATACTTCTGTATTTATGACTAATGTTTCTGGTTGCGCTAAGTTACATCAAGTCAAGGATGCCTTTGGTAACTACTTGATCCAGCCAAACAACCAAGCAGGTATGGGTATGACAATGCTTGGTCATCCAATTGTTATGATTTCTGACCGTTGGCTACCATCTGCCGGAACTGCTTCAGCTCCACAATATCCTCTGTATTATGGTGATCTTTCACAAGCCGTTACTTTGTTCGACCGTGAAAACATGGAATTGCTCTCTACAAACATTGGCGCTGGTTCATTTGAGAAAGATCAGACGAAGATCCGTGTTATCGATCGTTTCGATGTTGAACCGACTGATACTGAAGCCTTTGTTGCTGGTTCGTTCACTGCAATTGCTGACCAGCAAGCTAACTTCGCTGCAAGCTCTAGTTCATCTGCAAGTTGATTATTTTTATAGCGACTAAGGCTTAGAAACTTACGAACAGGGTGAAAAGCCTGTTGGAAAGGGTAATTTATGACAGTTCAATTAGCGGATTTAAAGAATTCTGTACGTGTTGATGCTGATACGGACGATGCCCTACTTCAAGGTTATATAACAGCCGCTGTTGCCTATTTGACTAATGCAATTGGCGCAGACGATGCCAATAAAACTTTTTATTCCCGTTCTGATGTATCTCCGTTATTTGATACGGCCACAATTGCTCTTGCAAGTGCGTATTACACAAACAGAGATGCGTTAACAAATGTTTCTGCTACTCCCGTACCTTTGGTTTCAGATAGTATCATTCATCAATTAAGGATGATGTGGGAAGATTGGCAATTATCTCTAGAAACAAACGCTTCCAATAGCGACACAGGTGATAACGATGGCGATTAATCCGTTTTCACTTAATAAGCGTGGTCAGTTTGGATCAGTTGAGACTGTTACTAATCCAAATACTGGCAGTTCAACGAGGCAGTTTGTTGCTTCTTTTTCTCGCTGGTATGCCGTTCGTACTCGAACAATGAATCAGACGTATCAAATTTACGGGACGGATTTACAAGACACGATCGATATTGTTATTAGACACGATCCAAGTATTAAACCACCTTTGTTATTCCAGGATAGTCAGAGCAATCAATACAATATAGTCTCAGTTTCACCTGATGATTCTGGTGCATTAAATGCTTTTGACATTTTGACACTTAAAGCTATCACGCTGAAAGGAACGACTAAAAATGGCTAGTATTAGTGATTTAGGTGAATGGGCTGACCATTTAGAAGAGGCTTATAACCAGCCTGTAGAAGACCAAGCCAAAATTACGGAAGCTGGAGCGAAAGTCTTAAAAAAGAATATGGAAGACTATGTGAGGTCTCACCACTATACTCATAGAAAAACAGGTGAAGATCCGCATTTGGCCGATTCTGTAATAGAAACTCCAACTAATGTTGATGGGAAAGTTGATGGAACTTCAACGGTTGGTTTTGACCCTAAAAAAGGCTATATAGCCCGTTTTCTAAATGATGGGACTAAATATATTAGAGGCGATGATTTCCTTGATAAAGTTAGAAATGCTTCTAAACCTGCTATTTTTCAAGCAGAAAATGAAGAATTTCAAAAAATCCTTCATCAGAAAGGATTAGATGACGTATGAGTTCTGTATCTGACGCAGTGGCAATTATTAAAACCACTAATCTTACCTGGATAGACAATGTTTATCCTTTTGTAATACCCGAAGAACATTTAAATGACACGGATTCAACCGATTGTCTAGTAACGGAAAACGAAAACTCGCCAACAACTTACGGGGATAACGAGTTTAAAGAAATGAACCAAGGCGTAGAAATACGTCTTTTTTATTCGCTTGATTTTTCTCAAGATGCCGATGATTGTGAAATTGCTTTAATGCAGGCTTTTAATACAGCAGGTTGGCAAATTACAAACGCAGACGCACGTTATACAGACCCTGATACTGGTCAGGCTATTAAAGCCATATACGTATCACACAACAAATTATTAGGAGGTAGCTAATGGCTACATTTGGTATTAAACAAGTACAAATGGCTCTTTTGGGGTCAGATGGAAATATCGTTAAAGATGCAACCGCCGGCTTGAGTGCAACTGGCATTTATGCAACTGGAACAGGTAGTTTTACAACGAAAACAGCTAATATTACCGGTCTTGAAGCAGCGTTCACCAAAATCTATGGTGATGATAAAGTTTCCGATCTTCAAGAAACTCGCGGTGACACTTCAGTTGCTCTGGACTTTAACTCATTGCCACACGATATTGTTGCTAAAGCACTTGGCAAAATTTCAGACGGTAAAGGCGGTTACTACCAAAGCGACAAGCCAAAACTGAGTTTGCTTATTCAAGCAACTGCACTTGGTGAAAGCGGCTATGTTTACTTTGGCTTTCGTCAAGGCGAATTAATCATGACTGAGGCAAGTAACGGAACAAACACCACGACACAAACCCGTGCCGGCGATTCGTTTACTTACACTCCATTAGATATTGACGACTGGAATAATCAGCCAATGAAAATGTTCTATACGAACGAATCAGGTTTCAGTAATGATGTGATGCTTGCCGATGTGTTCCCTGGATACACGGCGGCATCTACTAACACTACTAGCACTACTAACGGCTAATTAAATATTGGAATATCCGAAAGGGTGTTCTTAAAGGCTATTCAACCATTCTCCGTTGGGTAGCCGTTAAGAGCATCTTTTTTTAATGCTCACAAGGAGAAGAAAAAATGTTACTAACAATTCGAGTACCTGAACTAAATAACAAGGAGTTCAGTTTTAAAGATTCAACAGCAAATATCAAAATGGCAACCAGATTAATGAAAAAGTCATTTCAAGATCAGGTCGATGCTCAAGAAGCAAGCGAAGTAAGTGAAGAAAACAAAGATATTTCTAAAATGTCTGACGAGGAATATCTTCAATATCAAATCGAACAAAACAAGAAACAAATTCATACTTTCGACACTGAATTGAAGTCCATTGATTTCACTATTGAAATACTTGGCAAGATTCTAGGGTTAAACAAAAAAGATTCGAGTATTTTAGAAGAACTATCGCTAACAGAAATTGGGGAATTGTTAGCTCACGTATCTTTCAGATTGAACAATCCCGGTGTAAGTGAAGACGAATATTGGGACTTACAAGAAGTTGGCTCAACAAAAAAATAACAGCCCGAGAAGGGCTTGCTCAATACGGAAACCAATTAACAGATTTATTGTTGTTTGAAAAAGATTGCATGGTCAATTTACAAATTCCATTAAACGAAATAGAGAAAACGAGTTTTTATGATTTGATCGAAGTCTTAGAAGCTAAAAAAGAAGACAAGATTTCTGATCCACTGGATTTTTTCAAGTCACAAAAAGGTTAAAGAAAGGACTAAAACATGGCAGATATAAGCAGAGAAGCAGCCAACAAGGTTACGCTAGATACAACTGAAGCCGTTCAATCGGTTAAGTCTTTAAAAACCGAAATACAAGCTAATACGGCTGCTTGGAAAGCTAACGAAGCCATGCTTAAGCAGTCTGGAGATTCCTTAACTGCTGCTAAAACTCGTTTTGACGGTCTAAGTTCAGCTGTTGAAAAACAAAAAGAAGTTGTTAACGCTCTAAAATCTTCAATGTCTGAAGAAGCTGATCGAACTTCAAAAAATTCTGAAGCTTATCAAAAGCTATCAACTCAATATGATCGTGCGCAATCAAAACTTGTTTCCTTAACCAATCAACAAAACAAGGCTAAACAATCGCTTGATTATCAGCAATCAGGTATTGCAAAGTTAAATGATTCAATTAAGCAATCTGAAACAGTTACTAATTCTTATGTTGAAAGATTAAAAGCCGAAGGAAATACTGTAGAAGCCAATAAAGCTCAAATAAGTGGTTTAAGAGATCAGCAAGATAAATTAAAGCAAGTTTACAATAAGCAAGTTGAAGAACTTAAAAAATTAAAGTCTGCTGAAGGCGATAATTCCGAAGCTATTTCTAAGCAAAACGTTCGTATCAATGAAACAGCAACCCGAATTGCGCATGCAACGAGTGAGATTAAAGATTTAAGAGAGCAAACAGGAAAACGCCCAGAAACTGGCTTATTTTCTGGTATAACCTCAAAACTAGATTCGGTTACTGACAAAGCTGAACGTGCTAATGGGCTATTTGAAAAAATAGTTGGTGCTCATTTAGTTGCCTATGGAATAACGAATGCTTTTCAAGCTATAACTAATCACATAAGTGCAGCTGTTGATGCCGGCATGGAATATGATCAAGAACAGCAGAAAATGGGCGCTGTTTGGTTAACCTTAACTGGTAGTTCAGGCGCAGCGAGCGCAATGGTTAAAACCATTAACGACTTGTCTGTTAAAACTGGTCAAGCAACTGATACTGTCAATGAACTAGAACAAGGCTTTTATCACTTGCACTCTAGTAAGACTGAATCAGATGAACTGACTAAGTCGATGCTGAACATGGCTGATGCCGTTGGTTTGGATTCTCAACAAATTCAGGCCGTAACGCAAGATATGGTTAACGGATTATCAAGAGGCACGGCCAGCAACGGTATGCTTAATCAGATTTCTCAATACTTCCCGATGTTTCGTGAAAATCTGGCTAAATATGAAACTCAAGTAAACCACGGTAAAGAAGTAACGGTAGCTGATCTAAAAGGCATGGCGATGGCTGGTAAAATATCAGCTTCCGATATCGAAAACGTCTTCAATCAATTAGGTTCTGGGAAATACGATAAAGCTGCTGATAACATGCTTCAAACGATGGTCGGCATGGAACGAACTATCAAAGCCCGTGTGCCAGCTTTGATTGGTGATATTGAAAAGCCAATCATGAATGCGCAAAACCCGATTTATGGTGCTGTTGCCAAGTGGGTTTCTGAAAAGAAAGTCGATAACGAGTTTTCGCAAATTGGAAAATCTGCTGAAAAAGGTTTTTCAACTATCACAACTGCTTTTGCTAAGGCATTTAATCTTAAATCAGTTCCAAGTGCTTTAAACAATGGCTTAAAAGATATTTCAAAAGGCATCACGAATGTTTCTAATGACATTGCTAAAAACGCCCCTGAAATAGCCAGCTTCTTTAAGATGGTTAAAGCAACTGGTGGAGAAAGTTTTCGTGTATTTGTAACTACTCTACAAATTGCTAATACGATACTTAAACCGTTTATGGGCTTAATTGCCGATCACCCAAAAGCTTTTGCTAAGTTTGCTGCAAGTGCAATTTTAGTTTCTCAAGCTTTTAAAGCAGTCAATAGAGGCGTTGGTGCAGTATCTAACACTTTAAAGACCTTTGACAAGATCGGTGATGGGATTAAGTGGGCTGCTAAAGTTCTTGGCATTAAATCAGAAACAGCCGCTTTAAAAGAACAAAATAAAGTTCTTGAAAAAAACAACGAATTATCTTCAACTGAAAGCAACGATTCACTTGGAACGTCTTCTAGCGGAAGTTCTGTTTCTAAAGATGTTAGTGAAGCAGAAACTGTTGAAAAAGATGGTAGTACTGTTGCTAAGGATGCTAGTGAAGCTGGAGAAGTTGCCGAAGGTGCTAGTAAGTCAGGCATATTAAGCAAATTAGGTGACTTAACCAAACTTGGTAAAGTTGTCGCTGGTGGTACTGGGATTCTTGATCTTGTATCAGCCGGTACTGATTTAATCGGCATGAATAAAAAGAATGTCGGTAGTAAAGTTGGTTCTGCTAGTGGTAACCTTGCCGGTGGGGCAGCCGGCGCAGCAATTGGAACGGCTATCTTGCCTGGTTTAGGTACAGTTGCCGGCGGTATTCTTGGTTCTCTGGGTGGTGAAAAATTAGGAAAAAGTCTTGGTAAAGAAATCCAAAAAGGATTGACTAAGACCAAAATAAAAGCACCTAAAGTTAGTTTAAAATCTGCTTATAGCAATTTAAATAAAGAAGCTAAAAAATATTATTCTGAAAAGCAAAAACAAGACGCCAAAGACGTCAAACTTCTTTATAAAAATGGTGATCTTACTAAAGCAGAATATGAACAGCGGATGAAAACCATTGAGAACGAGGGCAAACAAGGTTCAAAGTTTGAGAAGATGAGCCAGTCTGATCGAACCGCTGTTACTAAATATTATGCTCAACAACGCGAATCTATTGAAAGCAAGTACAGCAAAGACATACGCGACACTAAAAATAAGTGGAACAAAAAAATTAATGCTGATTTGCTTAAATATGGCGCTGGTTCTGTTCAAGTCGAAAAGGACGAAAAGAATAAGTCTAAAGCCGTTGCCGAAGAAGAGCGTAAAGAAAAATCATCTATTAACAAGTTAACGCTAAAAGATGCCACTTCTACTACTGTGGCCGAAGCCAAACTTCACACCACTCTTACTGGAAAGATTCAATTATCTGCAACTAAGCAAACTTCCATAATGGAAAAGCTTACTAAAGATAAAGGCAAACTTTCTAATCAGCAGTTACAAACAGCCGTTAATGATTCTGAAAAAGAATATAAGGAAACTGTTAATTTAGCTGATAAAAAAGAAAAAGATACTTTTAAGGCTGCTTATAAGCAATACAACGAAGTTACTAAAGCTGCTACAAATCAAAGAAAAGAAACGATTAAAGCAGCTGACGATCAATACAACGATACTGTTTCGGCCGCTAAGAAACAGTTTACTGGTAATTCTAAGTGGGCTGAAACACAGCGTAAAGATGCCATAGCCAAGGCTAAAGATCAAAAAGACAAAACTACGCAATCTGCTTGGGATCAATATAACGGCGTTGTTGCCAAAGCTCAAAAGCAGCAAAATGACACCGATGATGCGGCAAGAAAACAACACGATACCACAATCAGCCATGCCAAAGATCAAAAGAAGCAAATAGAACAAGCCGCTAAAGACCAATCCCACGGCGTTATAACGCATGCTGTTAATCAGGCTAACGGTTCAATGAAAGCCAGCAGCAAGCAAGGCAGCGGAATGCAGAGCATTTGGAAAGGAATTTCTGGATTCTTTAATGGAATCGTTAAGTTCTTTGGCCAAAAGGGTATTAAAACAAGCAGCCAAAGCTATAGCTACACTCCAATGGATATGCCAGCCGATTCTATTGGTACTGGTTACAATACCGCTCAACGTGCGTTAGTTGGTGAAGCCGGTATCGAAGCCAGGTATCAGCCTTATTCTGGCAAAGTTGATTTTCTTGGTACTCATGGTGCTGAAGTTGTTAATTTAAACCCTGGTGATCACATTTTAAACGCTAGAGATACAGCGAAGTTGTTTAATGGTGGTCTTGGTAAAACAATGCCGGGTTATGCGTCTGGAAATGATAGTCTTTCATCGTTTATTAGTTCTGTAAGTAAAGGCGCAACGAATATCTTTGATAATCTTTCCGATGCTGCTTCTAAAGTACTTTCAAAATTAACCGATCCAACTAAAACTTTGGAAGATATCGCGTCAAAAGCCTTTAATATCAACTCAATTAGTGAAGTTGGTGACGCTGGTCATGAAATTTCTAAAGGCATGGTTGATAGTGGAATTAAAAGCTTCGCAAGTCTTCTTAGTAAATTAGTTAAAGGATCAGACGAGAATGGTGGCGGTCAAGAAGCTAATCCATCAGGAACAAGTGTTACTCGTTGGACTTCTGACGTTAAAAAAGCTTTAAAAGCTAACGGACTATCAACATCTGCTTCAATGATTGAAAAAATATTAAAGCAGATTCAAACCGAATCAGGCGGCAATCCAACTGTTACCCAGCATGGATATACAGATGTTAATACGCTGTCTGGTGACTTAGCTAAAGGATTAATGCAGACTACCACGGCTACATTTGATGCTTATGCGTTTTCTGGACACAAAAATATTTTTAATGGTTACGATGATTTACTTGCTGCTCTTGCTTATGCAAAAAAGCGTTATGGATCAACTCTTTATTATTTGGGTCAAGGCCATGGCTATGCTAATGGTGGAATTGCAACATCGCCGTCTATTTTTGGCGAAGATGGTATAGAAATGGCTATACCACTAAGCCAAAACAAAAGTTCTAGAGCAACCGAACTATTAAAAGAAGCTAATCAAATAACTGGAAATACTGTAAGTTCAACTGATAATTCGCAGTTGGAAACTTTAATGACACAAAATAATAAACTTGTTAATTTGCTAGCTACAACGGTTAGTTCGATTCTAGGCGAAGTTAAATCTAGTAATCAAAATTTAACGCCTGGTCAACAAACCATATTAACAAAAAATATTTTAAAGATGATAGGAAGGAGCAGTAATTAATGTTTCAATTAACTAATGCAAATGGTGAAACAGTTGATTTAAATACTGATAATTTGCGTGCTTACACTCCAACTGGTTTAGGGCTTGTTTTAAAAAATACTTATTCAGTTTACAAAAGTTCGTTTTTAAAAACTTTTTCTCAAATTGACGATCCAACGTCCAGTCCCGCTCAATTCTATTTAAAGTTTGGTGACGTTAAAAGTCAGTCATATCAGTCGTTTTCAGATTTCGCTTCTTTTTTGGCTTATCAGCCTTATACATTAACTTATACAACTGATGCCGGAAGCTGGAATCGGGATTGTAATTTACAAAGCTTAACTAAAACGGAAATCGGTGGCAGCACAATAGGACAATATGAGCGTTTAAACGAAATTATTATTTTGGAATTTATTAATCCCTGGTATCAATTACAATCACAAGAATATGTAAGCTATGATGATGATCCCGATTTAGGGACATATGGTAAGATTTATGGTTTGTATAAAGAAGCATCGAAAGAAAGCTCGACCGCTTCTTCTGCTAATCATATCGTTGCTATTACAAATAATAACGATGGGACTAATACTGTTTCATCAACTGTTGCAGCTGGGGATTCTATAACTGTTTCCCATAATTCTATTACAGATTATAGCCAATCCAATTTAGGACGTCCTAACTTAGCTGCTGATTCAGAAATGTTGTTGGGATTGCAAACATCTTCTACAACCGGTTGGAATGCCGCTAACTCGATTAGTTCTATTGTTGCTGGAGGTTATACGGATTCTCTGGGAACACACAATGTCCTGCAGATGGCCTCAACGACGGCTTCAACATCTAACGCTGTTGTTTCTAAAAATATTGTTCCAAAAATTAATTCGACCTATTACTGGTCGGTCTGGTACAAGGTCACAAGCACCTTGAGTGCAGCTGCCAGTGTCCATATTGAAGGACGTGGAACAGTTTCCGGTAGTGATGCCGGTACGGAAGCCGAGTCGTTAGTTACAACTGGAACAGCAATAGGCACATGGATTAAACTAACTGGTTCTTTTACACCAACACTTTCAACTACCGGTTATTTGCGTCTGCGTTTTCAGAATTTAGGAACTGGTACAATTCTTTTCTCAGAACCAATGATTAATATTGGCACCCAATTAAATCCCTATATTGCCGATACAACCAATCCCACAGTTTGGAATTTGGAGATACCGTCTAACGGTTTTCTTTATACTATGCAATTTAGTGGTGAGACGCTAACTTTTTATACTTTAGTTACACCCGATCAATACAATAGATTAGCCGAATATGTTTACATTGAATCAAATAGAAACACATCTTCTAAATCAATGGAAGTTTCCAATGATTCAAAATATTTTGGTTTACAAAAAGGTTCGCCTTGTTTAATAACAATTACCGGTCCAACTACAACTAACGTTAGTTGGAAGATTATTAAAGATGGTACAACGGTTGCTTCTGATGGCTTCACGCTGACTTTGACTGATAATCAGACTTTGGTTGTCAGTTCTTATCCCGAAGATCAATATGCCCGGATCTATAATCCTGATGGTTCTTATGTAGATGTATCACAATACCAAGATATTACACAGACTAATTATGTATTAATTCCCGAAGGCGATTCAACGATCGTCTTTTATATTGATCAAACGGCTGGTGTTCAATTCACTTATAAAGAAGAAAGGCTATTGGTATGAGTTTAGCTTTGCAAGCGACAATCTTTAAACCTGATTTAACAATTCGTGGAATCTATCCCGTATTGAGTTATAGCTTAGTAATGGACAACTTGGAAAATAGCTCTTCTACTTTTGTTTTAAATGATAACGGAGCCAGTTTGATTGGTGACTATATAATGATTAGAATAACAGACACTAATGAAATGCTTTATTATGGTCAGCTTACAGAAGTTGATATGGATGATACAACTAATTTGGATAGTTTGACTGCTAATTATATATGGAATGCTTTAAATGGTGAGATTGTTGTTTTAGGACGTTCTGGAACGTCTTACGAAATTCATATTCAAAAATTAATCGCTCAATATATTGCATCAAATACCGGAAACATTTTTTCTCATTCCGTTTCAGCATCAACGACTACCGCTTATGCAATAACGACTTCCGATGGGATCGAAACAAGCAATTTTGTTGATTACCTAATAAGAGGGTTTAAGCTTCACAACGTCGTTATTGGAATAACGGATATCAAAAGGGACACCAATTCAAATGGTGTTCCTATTTATTATCCAGAGTTTGATATCCATCAAGCTACAGATAGCTGGAATTTTAAAAATGATATTTATGATTTTACCGATTGGCAAATAACCGATAGCAGATTATTGCGTGGCTATAATAATGAGCTCTGGATCGTTGACAAAGCTTCCACGAACATGGAAAGCCCGTCTATCATTGCTAAGTATTGGCTACAAAGTGATGGCACGGTTGTTAGTTCGTTAAATGATAACGTTACTCAACCGACACAAGTTCATGTTTATCTTTACGATAAAACAGCAACCGATAATCCAACTAATGATTCTATAACTGCAACAGAATTATCTGGAAATACTTATAGTCATAATATCCAATTTTCAATGCCAATTGATAATAACTTCTTCCCACTTAGCAAACTCCATTTAGGCTTACAAGCAAAAGTTTATTACAATGAAACACTTTATCAATCGGTTCTATCGGGCTATACAATTTCAAGTGACAGCGATTTAATCACTTTGACTTTTGGGAATCTTAGTTTTGGTAAAACCGATGTATTTTCATCAACAGATTAAAAGGAAGGAATATAGAAAATATGGCAATAACAATGTATCAAGCCGATAGGAACTATGTAACACCAGCCAATGATGGTTCCTTATATAGTGCGATGCTTAACGATACTAGCGGAATTATTAACAATAGAGGCAATAACTTTGCTTTAACAGCTGATGGCTTAGTTATTTCGATTGATACTGGTCAAGCTGTAATAGGCGGCCGATCAGTTGAAATAACAGCTCTAGAGAGTGTAACGGTTCCAGCCAATTCATCTGGCAGTATCTGTTTGGTGGTTGATTTAACGAAAACCAACACGGTTACCGGTGATGCTGGCGATCCAACATATGCAGTTGCAGTTAATCAAGTCTATACAAGTGCTGTAACTGGCACGCTGACGCAAGACGACTTAAATAACGGTGGTTTTATTTATGAATTGCCCTTAGCGACTTTTGTTTCCACTGCGACTGCTGTGACCTTAACAGCTGCGACAGGTTATCTAAACGATACGGGCTGGTTGACTTTGCCAAACGCCACTGGTCTTGTTATTGGTTCTGGCGGTTTAACTCAATATCGAGTAAGAAACAACGTTGTGTATATCAGGTTGCAAGCTTTAGATACTTCCAAAACGACCAATGCTAATCAGATTGGCACAATACCGTCAAAGTATGCACCAAGTATTACTTTCATGACCGCCGGTATGGATGATTCATCGGGAACTCCATACGGAATTGAATTACATGTTCAAACAAGCGGTTTGATCTACGCCAACTATGTTTCGCCTCATAACGGTGGCATTGGTGGCACGATCACATATCCATTGGGATAAATAAATAGGAGGACAAAGATATGTCATGACAGAAAATGACGGAATTAACGTTACGAAGACGTTGATGGATATTCAACAACGATTAGTAAGGATTGAGGAACAGACCAAAGGAACACAGAAATTTAGCGAACGCCTAGACACTTTAGAAAGCAAAGTTGGAGAACATGAATCGCATTTTAAAATTCTTTTTTGGAGTTTGAGTGCAATTGGTGTTTTTTTATTTGTATACATTCTTGCCCCGCTGATTGATGATTGGTTAGCCAAAATAGGAGGAATTGGTTAATGTATAAGGCTGAAAAAAAAGAAGTACAAGCATTTAATAAACCGATCTACCAATTAAAAAAACAAAACGTAGCTAATTATCGAGCTATTTTAGACAATTATGTAAAAGAAATTACGTTGCTGGCTTTAAACAAGCTCGCAAAGGAAAAAATAACACAATATGTTGGCAATCTAGATAATAACGAACTTGGAGAAAAGTTACTTAATCCGCCTTTATTAGGCGATCTGTCTTTGCCGGCTTTCTTTGGCCAGGGTAGCGACATTGATAAAGATAACGCCCCTGAAGTTGTGGATTTAACCTATGGATATTTATATTTCTATAGAGACTTGGATAAAAAGACCTACACAATTGCTTTTCATCTTGAAAAGCCTGATACATTCAATCCTTATCTAGATGCTAGAAAGACCTTTAAACAGGCAATGCCGGCAATCATGCGTGATAACGGATTGATTACCACAAGCGCTTTTGCATGGCTTAGAATTCTAACAACGTTCGCAAAATTATAAGGAGGATACATGGATACAAGCGTAATTAGTTATTTTAGCGATGCAATTAATGATGATAATGGTATTTTAATTGCTCAATTTAGTGCCGTTTATTCAAACGGAATTCACAATATTAATATGGCAATTAACGATATTGATTCTTATCAAGCTAATCAAGATAAAGTTGTATCAGCGTTTGATAATTTTCTAAACAATATTCAATCAGCAGCTCAAGATACGCAGGACTTTGTTTCATCACAGAATAGTCAAGCATCTTCAGCTAGTGGAAGTGCTGCAAGCTCTGAAAACAATTCAGCTTCTAGTCAAGCGGATTCAAGCTCTGCTTCATCTGCTTCATCTGATGTAAGTACCTCAAATGCAACAAGTTCTGCTGATTCTAGTGCCGCTAATTCTTCAGCAACAAATCAAGCATCTTCGAGTGCTGGAGGTGATTAGTTGAAACAATTTAATATTTTGAAATTTATATGCAGCGCTGGATTGTTTCTATTCAGCGTTTTTATTTTGGAGGTTATATTTCATTGACACATAAAAAGTTAAAAACAATTCTCATAACTGTCTCGGCTTTATCTGCTTTTGCGATTACTACACAAGCTTTCGCGGCTAAAGGCGATCAAGGTGTGGATTTAAGCCACTATCAGACAAGCACAGCCGAATTCGGTCAAGCATCCGATAAGTTTGCCATTGTTCAGATCGGTGGATATTACGAAGGCGAATTTACACCGCAATCAACTTATGCCACGCAAGTCGCAAGCACGATTGCCCAAGGCAAACGGGCACATACGTATATCTTTGCCGACTTTAGTTCAAATACTGAAGCCGATGCAATGCTTAACTACTACTTGCCAAAAGTCCAAACGCCTAAAGGCTCAATCGTGGCCTTGGATGTAGAAGTTGGCAATCCGAACACGGCAAGTGTTGAATATGCTCTGGCTAAAATCAAGGCTGCAGGTTATGCACCGGTTTTGTACGGTTATAAAGCTTTCTTAACTGCTCATTTGGATCTAGCTTCAATTGCTAAAACTTATCCGCTTTGGATGGCCGAATATCCTAACTACAACGTAACAACTAGCCCGAACTACAATTACTTCCCAAGTTTTGACAATATTCATATCTTTCAATTTACATCGACTTATAAAGCCGGTGGTTTAGACGGTGACATTGATTTAACCGGGATTACCGATAACGGCTATAAAGGAACCACTAAAGCTTCAACCGGCGGCACAGCCGTAAAGACTGATAGTTCAACCACTGCAATCAAAGCAGGACAGACGGCCAATAATACTTCTAAATCAAGCATTGCTGCTGGCTATACAGTTAAGGTTAATTTTAGTGCTTCTAAGTGGGCAACTGGTGAATTAATTCCTAGCTGGGTAAAAGGCAAATCTTATAAAGTAGCTCAAGTTTCTGGCAATAATGTTTTGCTTGATGGCATTGATTCTTGGATTAGTAAGAGTAACGTTGAAATTCTACTAACTACCTCAACGGCTGCTAAATTAACTAGTTCTAGTTCAACCGGTTACTACACAGTACAAAGTGGAGACACATTGAGTGGAATAGCTGCTAAATATGGCAAAAGTTATCAAGCGTTGGCCTCACTGAATGGCATCCGTTCCCCGTATATCATTATTCCTGGAGAGAAATTACGGGTATCAGGTACTACTTATGCTGCACCAAGCCGTGTTTATTATGTCAGGTCTGGCGATACATTGAGCGCAATTGCTTCTAAGCTAAATACAAGTGTTTCAAGCCTTAAATCAAAGAACTCTATTTCAAACGTAAATCTTATTTACATCGGACAAAAATTAAATTATTAAGGAGAATTAAATAAATGGATGTACAAAATATTGCTGAATTAGTCGTTGCTATTGCTGTAGCAGTTGTGCCTATTATTGGTGCTTATGTTGTTAAATTGCTGAAAGCTAACAAGTTTGTTGCTTTGTTAGCTCCACTGGCTCACGATGCCGTTGTTGCCGTACAAAAGCTAGGCATGGTTAGCTATATTGAAGGAGAAGCTAAAAAATCTAAGGCGGTAGAATTCGTTGTATCAGCTCTTACTAAATTAGGTTTTAAAAAGGCTGATCTTACTACGATTCAAAATGCCGTGGAAGACGAATACTCAAAAGCGATTGCCGAGTTAAATGTTGTTTATCCGCAAATGACTGAAGAGCAAGAAAAGCAAGCTGCAGCACAAGCCGAAGCTAAAGCACAGGCAGCTCAAGCGGCCGCAACTGCTAAAGCTAAATCCGATGCACTTGCCGCAGCTCAAAAGGCTGCTACCGATGCACAAGCTAACCTAGCAAAATTACAAGCAGCTAATTAATAAATAAACTAAAAGCGTCTAGCCCTAATCGGTTAGACGCTCTTTTTTTATGCCTTTAATCGCACAACAATCGCACAACAAAACGTCGTAAAGCCCGTAATATAGGCTTTACGTATGCCTGTTTGGGGCATTTAGGCTCTATATTGACGAAAGTTGATATAGAGCTTTTTGTTTGCTTAAACGCAGTCGTACCAAGGTTTTCAGCCCGTTCAAACCAACGCAAACAAAAGCAAATAAACGCAAAAAAATCGCACAAATTTGCGCACATCGCACAAAAATCGCACAAAAAAATCACTGAAAATCCATTAAATCAGTGATCTTTTTTTCTTCGTTTTCCCTGAGCGTTTTTAATAAATGAGAATACACATTTTCTGTAATTCCAACATTGGAATGTCCCAAACGCTCGCTTACATATTGAATTGAAACACCCTTAGATAATAAATAACTTGCATGGCTATGGCGCAAGGCGTGAAAGGTAACGTTTTTTGCTTCTATGTGCTTTAAATCTTTTGTTAGAACGTGATTAATCGCTTCTCTTGTTACTTGTACCAATAAACCAGAAACGCGCTTATATCTCTTTAATACGTCTAATAATCGTTTATCAATTTGAATTACACGATTACTAGCGGCCGTTTTTGGTGCTTTTATTTTTCCGTAACCGTCCATAGCTTTGTCGATAGTAATTTTGGATTGCACAAAATCGACATTTTTAATCTTTAAAGCTCTGATTTCACCGATTCGCATACCTGTGTGAATAGCTATAAAGATAGCCAGTTGCGAATCGTTATTAAGGTGATCGTATGAATATTGTTCTAAACGTTTAAAATCGTCAGCTTCTAAAAATTTAAGCTCTGATGACTTACCAGCTTTACCGGTTAGGGTTATGCGCTGTGTTATATCTTCACTGATTAATTTATCAGCGAAAGCATCTTTTAAACAAGCTGATATATGCGTTTTTCGTTTAGCCACGGTTTCTTTAGCATGGTCTTTACCATATTTGTTTAAAAATTTCTGATATTGTTCACGAGTGAAATTGTTCAGTCGTGCGTGAGGCAAATACTTTTTAATAATTCTATAGGTGGTTTTGTACTGATCGAGCGTTATATCGGTGACGTTAGTCTTATACGTCTCATACCAATGCTCAAAGTAGCTAGATAACAATTTACTGGAATCGATTAAGTCAGACTTGCCAGTCATTATTTTAAGTTCGTTTTCGGTTAGCCACTTTCTAGCTTCCGTTTTTGTACGAAAACCAGATTTACCCACACGTTTATGGCCTTTGGTGGTAACTTGAACACGATATGTTTTAACTTTTTCTTGATAAGTGATAGAAGCCATGATTGTCCTTCTTATGTATGCCACGATAGAGTGGCTGTGATTATTGTTTCTTTGAACGTTTGTTAAGGAAATAAATTGCAATTAAGGCTATAACTATCAAAG